GGTGTATGGTTGTGTTTCGAGATGAGTTCAAACAGCACCCGATCATCATCGGAACCGTCGGAGGAATACCCGAGGAATTCGAGAACCTCAAGGTTGAGAACATCACCAGCACTGCATCTACTGCGGGCGGATTGGTGTCCTCAGATGGATCTCCTGTGGTGGATAGTCAAGGAACCCCCGTAGAGACCGCTAAGCCTACGGAACAGCAAGCAGCAGCCGAGGCGGACATCAAGAAGCCATCCCAAATGTCCCTATCCGATGAGGGGCGAGCTAAGATTAAGGGATACAAACCGGTAGCTACAGATGCAGCAATCTCTGCTGCAGAATCAGCAACAAAAAGTGCCATCAAAGTTCCTATCACCCAAGGGATGTTTGATGCCACAGTGTCCCTCATGGCAGATTCGGGTGTGGATCAGGTCACAAAAACCAAGTACATGTCCGCGCTCAACTCTGGGAAGTATGAGGAAGCAGCAGCGCTGATACCAAGCACGAACGTTGCAGTTGTCTCTGGGACCGCTGCATCAAATCCCAATCAGGCACTTAAAGATGCTCTGGGTAAGAGGGAATCGTCCAATAACTATCAGGCTCAAAACTCTGGTGGGTACATCGGCAAGTATCAGATGGGCGCAGCAATGCTAACCGATCTGGGCTACGTCAAGCGCGGAACAACCAACGCGATGCTCAACGATCCCAGCGTCTTCACGGGTAAAGATGGGATTACATCCAAGCAGGATTTCCTGAACAACAGTCAAGTGCAAGAATCTGCAATGGACGCAGAACTCACAATGAATGAACGCCGATTGATCAAGCAGGGTGTCATAACTGCCGGGTCCGATCAGAGAGAGAAATCTGGGTATCTAGCAACCTCCCATCTTTTGGGTACGGGTGGTGCTCAGAAGCTAAAGAATGGCGTTGTTGGTGTAGATGGAAACGGGACCAGCGGATCCTCCTATTACACGCTGGGAGCAAACTCAGCTGGGTCTGCATCAACAGATCCTCTTTCCAGACAAAGAAGAGAGGAAGAGAAGAAGCTCTTCCTCAAAAATGGCATACCTAAGAAAGATGCCTCCGGCGTTGAAAATGTTCCAGATAAGACGGAGTCTACTTCTGCGGAAAATAGATCTACGGACAATCCTGTAGTTCTGCCAGAGGACAAGGAAAACACAACAACCGCCACCTCAGGATCTCAAGGATCGGAGACGCACACCTTCGTTACGGCGGATGGATTTAGGGATCCAAATGGAGTCTATCCGAAGAAGGATTGGCTTAATGAGCCGGATACACATAGACTAGCTAGACACCAGAAAATTGCTCAAACCATCGTATCTGTCAAAGAAGCAGCTAGAGTCACGGGCGTCGTTACCGCATTTGGTGTGACGTGGGACCAACCCACCATTCCATACAATGCCAAGTACCCATTCAACCAAACCAGAATTACAGAATCTGGGCACGTAGAGGAATGGGACGATACGAAAAACAATGAGCGCATCCAGACGTATCATACGGTGGGAACTTATGAGGAAGTGGATTGCAACGGAACGCGCGTCACTCGGATTGTTGGAGATGACTATGAGATCCTGGAGCGTAATGGGCATGTCTTGATCAAGGGGCAATGCTTTGTTACCATCAAGGGAGATAGCAGAGTAAGGATTGAGAACAATTCTTACATTGAAGTTCTCGGAAACCTAACCACAGATGTAACAGGAAACATGGAGTTTGGCGTTGGTGGGCACGTAAAGTTCCACTCTGGCGGAGATTTTTCCGTGGATGCTCCAAATATCTGGTTGAACTCTGGCGTAGCATCGGATGTTCAGATCCCAAGCGAGAGAGGTCAGCCCGTACAGTTTGGTACCTTGGTGACACCAACTCGATTCTCAGAAGAGGATGCCAACTACGAGACTCCAGAAGAAGGAGATCCTACAGAGTTCAATAATGCAATGCTGGCTTCCGGCAAAAAGACTGAGGAAGATCTGACGCCAACGGACCCAGAGGCAAAGAAAGAGGAAGCTGCTGCGGAAACAAAACCCCCAGATAACAAACCACCAACGGGCTGTGCTGGTCTCAAGGATGACGACATCAAACCCACCCTAATCATGAGCAAGAGGTACAGGCTAGGGGATTTGACTTCCGTTGGTTCATCTGGCGCGCCAGCTCCGGGATCCGTACATTATGGCGTCCCCGCGCTGCAGATCGTCTGCAACATGCAAAAGCTCTCAACCAACGTCCTGGATGTCATTGCATCAAAATATCCAAACATGAAGATGACAAGCGTCTGGCGATCGCAAGCAGTAAATACATCTGTTGGAGGATCTAAAAAATCCGATCACTTAACTGGATGCGCGGCAGATATTCAATTGAGCGGATTCTCGAGAAAGCAGCATTATGAGGCTATCATAGAGATTCAGAAGCTTCTGCCGGCATATAAACAGCTTATCTTGGAATACAAGGGGTCGTCTACGTGGATTCACGTTGCGTTTAAAGAGGGTGAGAACTCCAATCAATCTCTCACCATGGATGCAGCACGTAATGTGGTAATCAAAAATGGGGCATTTGTCCTGATATGAAAACAAAAACTTTTGTCGATATTGATCCTAATTTCACAGCAAATCCTGTAACAGGTGATATCATGACTAATAATGACACCAGGGCAATCTTGTTTGCGGTGAAAAACTTGGTCCTGACTAATTTCTATGAACGGCTATTCCATAGTGAGATTGGATCTCCGGTCAATCAGCTTCTATTTGATTTAGTCGACGATCCTCAATTCTCCATTGTAATCAGGAGAACGATCTTAGATGTTCTCAAAATATACGAACCCAGAGTGGACGTAGAGGATGTGGTTGTTTTGGATTCGCCGGATAATAATAAAGTTTATGTCAAGGTACACGTCAAAGTCAAGAATACGTTAACTCAATTGACAGCTAATATAATTTTAGAAAGAACTAGATGAATAATCTAAATAGACAAATCACTGTAGATGAGTTGGACTTTGATGCTATTAAGCTCTCCCTAAAGGAGTTTCTCCGTGGGCAAAGCAACTTTACAGACTTTGATTTTGAGGGATCTGCACTGAGTATCCTTCTGGATGTCCTTGCATATAATACTCATTACAACGCAATCTATACCAATTTTGCGGTTAATGAGATGTTCTTGGAGAGCGCCAGCAAATTGTCCAGCGTGACGTCTCTAGCTAAAACCATCGGATATACTCCGAGATCCAAGCTGGCTTCTACTGCAAGGATTAACGTCACAGTCTCAAACGTACCCAATAATCCATCTTCGGTAACAATGCCCAAGAATACAGCATTTAGATCGGAAATTGATAAAGTAGAATATGTCTTTCTCACCACATCAGATGTAACCGTAAGCAACACAGCAAACCAGTTTATCTTTAACAATCTGGAAGTTATTCAAGGTGAGAGCCTTTCTCAGAATTATATCACCTCAGATAGTTCTAATTACGTTATCCCAGAAAAAGATGTGGATATGACGAGGATTAGTGTCAAGGTATATGACCAGCCAAATTCCAACATTTTCTCTGTTTTCAACGCAGCAGATGATGTTCTGAGAATCAAATCCACAGATTCAGTATTCTTTGTCAAGCAGCGAGAAGATCTTTATTATGAGCTTTTCTTTGGGGACGGCGCAATCGGAAAGCGTCCAGCAAACGGAAGCAGAGTGGTGATTACCTATTACAAGACTGCTGGTATTGTGGCTAATGGATGCCGCGATTTCTATTACGCTGGCGGATGGGCGGGAGATTATTACTATTCCGTAACCTCCTCCGGGGCATCCACGAATGGAGCGGACGAAGAAACTAGAGACTCTATTAAATTCAACGCTCCAAGATACTATAAAACCCGACATCGAGCGGTAACAGCTAGCGATTATGAGGTTATTTTGAAACAACATAATCCTCTAATTGAATCCATCAAGGCATGGGGCGGAGAAGATAATAATCCTCCGATTTACGGAAAAGTATTCATTTCCTCCAAGCCCGTGGGTAGAGCAAAATTCACCACCGAAGAAAAAGATTCTATGGTTGCTTGGCTCCGAGAAAATCGATCTGTCTTGACAGTCGTTCCTCAGTTTATAGATGCATCCATTCTGAATATCGAGTTGACATCCTCTGTGTATTATGACCCAGCCAGCTCGGATATATCTCCAGACTCGATTCGCTCTATTGTAATGAGCACGTTATCTGAGATTTCAAACAACTTGAATCAGTTTAACATGAATTTCTTGTATTCTCAGTTAACTGGATTGATAGATAACTCATATAGAGCCATTACCAATAACATCACAAAGCTCAGAGTGAGAAACTCCATAACCCCTAACACCGGAGTCACTTATACTCATCGTCTGAAATACGGTAATGCTATCTTGAATAATGGGAACGGCGGAAACATTTGGTCCACCCGATTCTTCTCCAATGATTATGACAACAGAGTTTATCTGAAGGATGAATCAGATGGAAGCATTTGGATTTTCTCAGAGGATCAATTTGGGAGCGCTACCAAGAAGAAACGAGTAGGGGATGTTGATTATAACACTGGGGAAATCTCATTCACTATCAATTTCAGAGACTATTACGACAGCGATTTTGAGATTGTGTTTGAGCCGAAGTCTTACGACATTCTCGGGATAAATAACTATATCATTTCGATGCCCATAGATTTGGTAGAATTAACTGTCATGTCTAACAAAACTAACACAACAACGGCAATTCGATGACCCAAAATCGATTATCAAATCTATCAGTTCCGAAGCAGTTCTCTGAGTTTATCAGAGACTCATACCCACGATTTGTCGATTTTCTAAAGACATATTACAAATTCCTGGATGAGGAAACTCGTACCGGCAGAATCTCAAAGGTTAAGGATATAGATTCTCTGTCTCCGGGATCTGTTGGTGCGGATGCTATTTTGGATGCGGAATTTATCCAAAAATACCGCAGAGAATTTGCGATAGATATTCCTCAATTTGATTTCTTAGAATCTAAGAGATTTATCCTCTTTTCTCGAGCACTATACGAGGCAAAGGGGACAGAGGATGCACTGAGATTCCTATATCGCGCGGCATTTAATTCCGAGATTGAGATTGATATGCCCAAGGACGCCATGCTCAGAGCGTCTGATGGTCGCTGGTATCAGGAACACTTCTTTGAGGTGGACATTATCTCCGGGGAATATGACAACAATTATTCTCTAATCTACGAAGAAAGCACCGGAAGTCCTTTCATAATCAACCCAATCAAGCAGATTCATCTTGTAGAGAATGAGATCTGCAGATTCTACGTCAGCGCGAAGCCCAAGCATCTATTTGAAGGTGCTAACGTTTATCAGAAAAATGAGGCTGGAAACGTTATATTCTTTGGATTAGCTAGATTGTGTCCCGGAGTAGTTTCTATTGTCCATCCAGGAAAATACTGGAAGCCCGGGCAATTAATCTCAATTGAGGGAACCCATCAAGATAGCTTCTTGAGAGTAACCAAGACGAGCAATTTGGGAGAGATTATCTCTGTGGAAGCCATAGATTTTGGATATTCTCACCACAAAAATCATTATCTTGTTGCCTCTCCCTATACGTACAAGCCACAGTTGACCACAACGTCAATCTCAAAGCTGGGAACCGTATATACGCTCAACATCTCAGATACCATCGACGAGTTTACAGAATCGGTGCAAGGGTCTATCGGGGGCAGTAATGTCATCGACTCTCACGGCGACATAAATCCAACGAATATAGCCAATACTCTATTCCAGGGTATCACCATTCAAAAATGGGAAGAATCTAGAGCCACAATTGAGATCTCAAATAGCGTCATCGGAACTAACAAAGGACTCTGGAAAACAGAAGACGGTCACCTATCCAATGATGGATTTAGGTTGCAGGACAATTTCTTCTACCAGGCATTCTCTTATCTGATTACCACACCAAACGGATCCAAAGACGGAAACGCCATTATTAAGATAAATCACCCAGCGGGGCTGATGTATTTCACTCAATTGGGTCTTTTTGCCTCGCTGCCATTCAATCTTCAGGGCAATAGAACTCTATCTCGAGACGTTTTCTATGTATATGATAGCCTAGATGCATTGGTGGAAACACTAAATATCATATTAAACAAGGGACTGAGTGATACTGTAGGCGCGGGAGATGAGGCGCAGAAGGTTCTCACTAAGGGGACATTTACAGATACTGTAACTATAACGGACCCATCCGGATTTTCCACATCAATTGGAGAATTTTATGATGCATCTTACGTAGATGTCGGCTATTCAACAACAGAAACAACCATTACACTATCATGAACGACACACTTCAACTATTTGGCGACCTGGAAATCATCGTTACCGACTCAAATGGTAACCTCAAAAGCCGCAACTTTGAGAAAAACATCATCACCACTGTGGGTAAAGAGTACATCGCATCTCGGATGCTGAGCACTCCAACGCCACCAACTGCCGTGACCCACATGGCAATCGGCACAGGAATCGGCGAACCACTAGCGGCAAATACCACATTGGGAACCGAAGAAGCTAGAGTGGCGTTTACATCCGCAACCGTAAGTGGAGCTCAGCTGACGTTCTCAGCAACGTTCCCACCAGGATCGCCAGCGACTCTCAAGTCCATCACAGAGGCGGGCATCTTCAACGCAGCTTCCGCAGGAACTATGCTAAACAGAGCAAAATTTAGCGCGGTGGGTAAGGATACCGGAGACACCTTGACCATCAACTGGACAGTAACTCTAACGTAATCGGGACAATGAATGAGTTTATCTATACGGCCGGGTGCTCGGCTATCCATAGCATCTAAATTTGTAGAGGATATTCTTCTCAAAAAGGACATCTACCATCTGTTTTTTGGAAAGCTAGATCCTTGGGGATCCACTGATGCTCCAGAATCGGTGGTTGAGGTATCGGAGAAGACAGACAGGGAGATCCGCGGATCGTCCATTTTCTACCGAAGAGTTCTGCCCGGAGAAGCGACCCTAGTTACAAAAAGACACGACTGGGTTGCCTCCACCGTATATGATGCCTGGGATGATGCAATAGACATGACGGACAAGAAATACTACGTCTTGACGTCGTCTTTCCATGTCTATAAGTGTCTGGACAACAACAATGGCGCAACATCGACCATTGAGCCATCCGGAACACAGTTTACTCCGGTTCGCACGGCAGATGGATACCTCTGGAAATATATGTACGTCGTCCCTGTATCAAAGCAGAAACGATTCACATCTCAGGATTACATTCCTGTTCAGCGCGCCTTCACAGATTCATTCTATAACAATGGATCGATCGAGCAGATCGTTATTGACTCTCCAGGACATGATTACTCCTCCAACGACGTAACGACTCTAGCTGTTGTTGGCACCACAACCTCCAACACCCCAGCGGATATTGAGATTGGGACCGTTGATGCATTTGGGACCATAACAAGTGTTCTGGTCAATAGCGGAGGAACCAACTACACCTCCGTAGATTATACCATATCTGGATCCGGAGCTGGCGCCGTTCTCACCCCAGTCTTTCTCGGGGGCGTTTTGCAGTCCATGGCGATTGAAAACGGTGGATCTGGCTACACGGCAGGAAGCGCCATTACGTTCAGTGTGGGTGGAGCGGAGATCACTCCAATCATCAACTCTGCGGGCGAGATCCTGGATGTTGCTATCATAAAGAGTGGAGCGGGTTACGTTGGGACACCAACAATTACCGTGAACGTTCCTGTGGGAATTGACGCTGGAACTGGAAGATACCCACCATATCTCACAGCAATCTTCACAGCAGTGATGCTGAATGGTAGATTGGATAGGGTTCTAATCAATGATCCTGGTGTGGACTGGCCTGTTGGTACAGAGACCACCATTAGCGTCATCGGAGATGGCACTGGAGCTGTGCTGATTCCCGTGATCGACAACAACCAATTGGTGGATGTGTTCGTGGAAAACCCGGGAGAGGGATATTCCTATTCCGAGCTCTCGATCACCGGAGATGGAGCGGGAGCATCCGCGAGAGCAATTATCGGCGATTATGACATGACCACCGACCAGTCAATCGTCGAGCAATCCGCAATCGACGGTGGTATCCACTATATCAAACCTATCAATCCCGGAGAAGGTTACACAGCAACCACCGTGGTATCTATTTCTGGAAACGGAACTGGAGCAACAGCAACAGCTACTGTATCTGGAGGCTCCGTCACAAAAATCACCGTGAATACATGGGGAACTGGGTATAGCTGGGCAGATGTCTCTATTACGGACGTCAACAGACCGGAACCCATAGATGAGCAAGTCGCTCTGGAAACGAGAGCGACTGCAAGAGCGATTATTTCTCCAGCTGGAGGGCACGGTAAAGACGCACCCAAGGAACTCCTAGCAAACACCGCAGCAATTTCTGCAATCCTACGGGACGTGCCAGATTTGAACCTCATCGACCAAGACTTCCGTCGATATGGAATGGTTCGTAACCTCAGAGAAATCAACTCATACAACAGAATCGACAGCCTTTCCAGCTACGAAGTTGTGGTCTGTGAATTTATGAATGTGATCGGACTGGCAGTTGATATGGTTTTGGCTAACGACGTTGGTGTTTTCCTGGTTGTCTACATCACAGGAAATACAGTACATCTCTCCTCTCTAGGCAAGCTGACATCTCCGGTTGGCACTTTGACACAATCAGATCCAACTCTAGAAGGGTCTTGGCTCTGTATGTCTGTTTCGTCGATCCCTACGATCGATAAATATTCAGGCGAATTGTACTTTGTCTCAACAGAAGTTCCCTTTACCATCGACGAACAACAGGGTCTAATTATTAGAACCTACTTATCCTTTTAAGATATGACAATCAATACCAATACAGATCCCTACTACGACGATTATGATGCATCTAAAGGGTACCACCAGATCCTCTTTAAGCCCGGATATGCGGTTCAAGCGAGAGAACTGACGCAGCTGCAGACGATTCTGCAGGAGCAAATCGCTAGATTCGGCGATCATGTATTCCAAAATGGAACGGTTGTTATCCCGGGAAATTCTTCCGCGGATACCTCAACGGTCTATATCCGAATCCAAGATGAGTACAATACAGTTGAGGTCGATGTATCCCGATTCCTGGATATGGAAATCGCCAACCAACACGGCGTTAGAGCCGTGGTTACTGCTGCGTTGGATAAAGAAGGATCGGACCCCAAAACATTCTACATCAAATACGTGCGCGGATCCACCGACGGAAATTACGTCCGGTTCGAGAAAAACGACTTGATTGTTGCTATCAACCCAGCCACAAATACTGCGCTGACAGGATACAACTTCTATACCGAAGATTCCGATGAATTCAGCGGGATTGCATCCATGGCAAACATCACCGCTGGGGTGTTCTATATCAACGGAAAGTTTGTTTACGTCAACAAGCAAAGCGTTGTGATCAACAAATATGGAACGCTCCCACATTGCCGCGTTATGTTGAAGCTCGTGGAGTCTATTGTGGATTCCTCAAACGACGAGACCCTTTTGGACCCTGCTTTTGGTTCCTATAATTACGCAGCCCCAGGCGCGGATAGATATAAGGCAGAGCTGGTCCTAGTTGCTCAACCATACTCCTTCACTCCCTCCGATGATTACATCGAAGTGATGCGATTCAACAATGGCGTCCTGGAAGAGCATCTCAGATACGCCAAGTACAATGAGTTGGAAAAGAACATCGCGCGTAGGACATACGACGAATCCGGCGACTACACCGTGCGCGGCATCAAGCTCTCCGTAACTGATCACCTCAACAGTGAGAATTTCCCACAGGGTCAATGGTCTGCGTTGCAAGGCGGAGACGAAGATCTTCTGTCTATCAAGGTCAGCTCCGGAAAAGCATACGTCAAAGGCTTTGAGATTGAGAAGATCTCGGATACATATTTGTCCTTGGAAAAGGCAAGAAATGCTGCAAGCACAAGATCCGTTAATGATTTTGCTAGCATCATCGAATATGGGCAATACATCCTGATCACGGATTTGGTTTCTCTGCCTAATATTTCAGCATATGAGCCCCTGACAATTCACACTACATCCGCACCAACAGGCGGAACTCAAATTGGAACGGCGCGGGCGTATGGTCTAAAGTTGCATAGTGGAGATCCAGATACAGCAACTGCCGTCTACGCTCTTTACATCTTTGATAGATCAGTATCCACCAATGCATATGGAGTGGGCGGTATTCGTTGGGACTCAGGAAACGGCCATGCTGCCGTCGTCAACTCTTATGTCGTAAGCAACGCTACGGGTAACTTCAACGTGGGCGAAATCATCCACTTTGGTACAACTAGATATGGTGTGGTGCACGCTTGGAATGCATCAACATCCGTACTGCAACTCAAAAAGCGCACCACCGCAGAGGGGTTGACCTCCGCTCTTCCAATTATCAATGACACATTGATTGGGGATAGCTCCGGATCTACCGCTATTATTCGGGAGTCGATTAGCTCCGTTGTCAAGAGCCCAACAAGCCTGATTCCTCTCCCCATCGACAACATCAAGTCGGTACAGGGTGGCGGGAAAGAGATTACATACGAGGTCTCTAGACGCATTGCGTTCACACCAACAGGATCAGATGTCGTTGTAGCTATCTCTCCAGGTAAGCTGTCGCCAAAGACTTCAGACAACACCGTCGCTAGAACAGAGGATGAGCATGTTGCCAACTCAAGAATAGAGTTCACGAGCGATACGCAAGTCACGATAGATACAAGCGGGTTGACCGGAACTAATGGATACATCATAGTCCCCGTGACCATAACAAACCCCAGTTTGAAGAGCAAGACTAGAACTTCTGGATTCTCCCAGACGATAGCAGCACCAGCAGGAACGACCTTCGCGTTGTCCAAAGCAGATGTCACCAAACTTGAGTCTGTAACGGCCACCCTGGTAGCGTCGCCTTACACCGTTGTTCCGATCACATCTCTTTGCTCCATCAGCGATTTTGGGTATCGAGATAGCTACTATGCACCGTCGAAGATTACAATACCATCGACGTATGCATCTGGATATACCATCGACGTTGTCTATGAATACTATGCTCATGGTGCTGGAGACTTCTTCTCAATTGACTCCTATGTGTCCCCCAATGAAATTGGGACGTACAAGGCATCTGACGGTCAGGAAATTGATCTCGCTCAAGTCCTGGACTTCCGTCCGATCATCGGCGGTGGAGCTCCTCTCTCAATCGAGTTCCCGAGAGACAATTCAAGGCTCTTTGTGGACTTGGAATATTACGTTGGACGAAAGGACGCGGTGTTCTTGGAATCCAGCGGTATCGTTAGAGTGGTATCAGGGATCCCTTCAGAGGTTCCTAAACTCCCTAGCACGGTGCTAGAAGGAGCGATGTTGATTGCCACTTTGGATATCCCAGCATACACAAAATATGGCAAGGACGTTAGAGTCAAGAACATCAAAAATCGTCGCTATACCATGCGAGATATTGGTAAGATTGAAGATCGCATTGCCAAAATAGAGTACATCAGCGCACTAAGCGAAACTGAGAAGAGCGTGATAGATATGTCAATCATCAACCCAGCAAACGGATTGGATCGATTCAAGTCCGGCTTCCTACTGGACGGATTTGACGTAAATTCTCCAGGCGACGTGCTTCGAGATGGATTTGCCGCGGCATACAAGAAAACGTACCTAACTCCCAGCTTCGATCGAGTATCCGGCACAGTCAAGTACAATACATCCATTTCCACTCCAAACATCTCATCCAGAGGTGGGGTGATCACGTTGCCTTACAACGAGAGGATGATCATATCGCAACCATTTGCATCCAGAGTCACCAACTTGAACCCATTCTTGGTAATTAACTGGAACGGAAAAGTAAGCCTCAATCCCAACTTCGACAATTGGGTCGATACTGTCTCGGGTCCTGTGATCCAGCAAGCAATTTCGTTTAATGAGGTCATCAACATTCCTCAGGTTACGATCAACAACGTCATCGCAGGAACAACAGGCGGAACGATTGTTCCAAATCCTCCAACAGTCCTCCCAAATCCACCGACGACAATCGTGACTGTTATAGACAACAACACGCCAACGACGGTTACGGATACGCAAGTGACAACTGGATCCCCTCCGTATGTGATCAACACCCTGACGCTCACAGAGAATCTTTCATTCCTGACGTCTGTGATATCCTACAGAGTCTCCACCATCTATGGAACAATCACACTTTCTGCTCCAGTCATCTCAAATCTGACTGCATCCTGGTTCTCAAACTCCCATGGTTGGGTGGATTCTCCAAATTGGTTGTCTGTCATCGCGGATGGATTGGATATCAAGGTGTCAAGTAACTCTGCTCCAATTCCAAATAACTTCTCGGGTGATCTTTGGGATATTGGCATTGGATTCCAGCTCTCCTGGACATGCTCTTGGTCCGCGGGGCCAACTGTGGGCGGTGTCAGAACTATCAGAGAGTCTGTGCCTGTAACGTGCCGCGTTGTCAATGCCAAGGTATGGACTGACGGCGATAAGCATGAGCACCGAGACCACTCCAGCATCACCACACACGCGGGAACCCACCCAGGAAACAATGTCCAAATTGATATTTTTGATCGCCACGGTGAGGCCTGGACTAAAGAAGATTTGCCAATCAAAACTACAAATTCTTCCGGTATTCGGAAGTCTAGGTCCCCAACGACCGTCGAACGCCGTATATCAACGGACGCTATAAATAACCAAACATCCGAATGGGGCATTGGTTCCCGCTTGAAATAAGAGAGATATATGGCAACACAACAAATTTCTACAACTGGTATCACAGGAATAGAGCAGCTTCAGTTCATCCGAGAGAAAACCATCTCTTGGTCTGCTGAAGATCTTCGCCCAAATACTCGATATTTCGCGTTTTTTGACAACAAAGAGGTCACAGGAAGAGTTACACAGAACCCCTATCAGGGAATTGATGTTATTGTTTCGTCTCCGGCGGTAGGACAAATCTATACGGACTCCTCAGGAAAAGCATCTGGAACGTTTAAGATTCCCGGGATGACATTCAACGTTGGCTCTCGAGAGTTCATGCTAACGGATACGCTGGACTATAGAGTCATTCCTAAGGGGTCGATGACCTCCTCTGCGATTGCTACATACACGGCCTCTGGAATCAAAGCCGTGTCTCAGACAACCCAGACAAACATAACAGTTAGCATCCAGCAGAATTTGGTGCCCGAGGTTATCAATAATGTGGTGAACGTTACGGTTCCACCACCGGTGATCAACAATATCACCAACGTTACCAATAACATCACCAACGTCACAAACAATACCACTCCCACAATCATCTCTCCACCCCCAGAACCTGTAATACCAGACCATTTCGTGCTGACGCGTTGGCAAGATTCGGAGCCACCAGTGCCAGTTGTGGTTATTGAGCCTGTCGACCCAATTGCACAGTCGTTTTTCACGTACGGCATTAAGGGTGGATTCTTCCTTACGAAAATCGAACTGTTCTTCCAGACAAGAGATGATCTGATTCCGGTTCAGGTCTCTATCCGAGAAATGATTGCAGGACAACCGGCAGCAAACTTGGTGGAAAGACATGCAGTAGTCTCCATCCCAGGAAGCAGAGTTATCCCATCTGCGGATTCCCTGTCTCCTACTGCCTTTGTGTTTGATAGACCAGTTTACCTCCAAGAAAACAAAGACTATTGCTTTGTAGTCCAAACCAACTCCAAGAAGGTTCACCTCTGGACCTCCAGAATGGGCGAAAAGATGGTAGATCGAGATTCCATGATTACGGACCAACCGTACATTGGATCACTGTTCAAATCCGAAAACAACTTCACATGGACTTCGGAGCAATACGAAGACGTGAAATTTAGAATGTATCAGGCGGTATTTTCTACAAGCCCAGGAACAGCCAGATTCTCTGTTAGGGCTCCTGAGACGGCAATCATTGGATCCAGATTTACTACATCTTCCGGATCCAACAACATCACAGTCACAACACCATTTGAGCATTGCTTGACTGTCAACGATAGAATCAAACTCAATCCTTTGGCTAATTGCATCTTCAGAGGAATCACATCAAACAACATCAAAGAGAGCACAAGTGGCCTGGGGTACAATACCGTCGTTAGCGTTGCGGATAACTACACATTCACATTCTCCACAAATGCCGCAGCAACAAGCTCCGGAACAATCTCAACGTGCAATCGGCTGATCAGAATTGAAGTTCTGGACTCTGGAAATGAGCAATACCTGGCAGGACAACAAGCTCTAATCATCACACCCACAGGAGGAGATACCATAACAGAGACCGCGGTGGCATACGCAAACGTCTCAAGAATGGGGAAGATTATTGATGTGGTTGTGACCAACAACGGGATTGGCTACCAACACGCTCCCACAATTGCTATAGCATCTCCGGGTCCCGGAGCCAATGCTGTGTTCTCAGCGATCATTGAGCCGGAGTTCTACATCACAACAAACAGAGCAATGGACTCTATCTCCTTAGGTATGGGCGTAATAACTCCACCCGGAGCATCCGTAAATTCCACATTCAAGGCCGTGAGCGGCAAGACGTTTGAGGGCAGCGAGACTCCCTACGCAGAGAGCACCTTTAGTGGGTTGGAATCCAGCGTACAAAGCCAATTCCGAGACCGCAAGTGGCTTCTATCTGATCTAAATGCCACCAGCAAGTCCGTGGATAACGTATTTGAAGTGGTTATGTCGACGAGCAACGAAAACGTCAGCCCCGTTCTAAGCGGATATGCTGATGCTCATGCAGACATCGGTGGATACAGGCTCAATAGCCAAACTGAGCTTGTGGCAATTGTTCCAGCTACAGCAATCGTTCTAGGACAGGGATACACAATTCTATCAACCGGAACTACTAACTTCACTACACTTGGAGCACCAAATTCCGACGTCGGAACAACGTTCATTTCCTCGGCAGCAGGAACCGGTGGGTCTGGTACAGGAACCGTGAGATTGAACTCCGAGGTTACAAACATTGGAACCGCTGAGAGCAGGTACTTCTCAAGAAGAGTATCGTTGAATTATCCAGCAAATGGATTCATTGTGTTCATGACCGCGCTGTCTGAGGTCAATAGCAATATTGATGTCTACGTAAAAACTGGAGTTTCAAACGTCGATCCCACGAGCCTGAATAGCATCGATCATGTGCGCGCTCCTTGGATTCCATTGATTTGCGAAGTTGAGAGGAATCAATCCAGCACGCAAGATGAGTTCTACGAATATGAGTTCACAAACGAATATGACTTCTCAGATTTTGATGTGTTTGAGCTCAAGATCGTAATGCGCGGATCGAATCCATCGCGACCACCGATCCTAAATGATTATCGTTGCATCGCATTGGCGTCATGATTACAAGAATCCCCTTGAGTTTTAATGGAAATAGGCTGGATGGAATGGCCAGAGATATCTCTGGTGCTATAGTAAATACCAATGAGGATGACTACATTTCATTCAAATCTAAGCGAGATAACGTGAACAAAGAAAAAGAAGAGTTAGCAGCGATGAAATCCGAAATCCGCGATATCAAAGATATGCTTACTATTATCATGCAAAAGCTAACCTAATAGAGAACCAAGAATGGCATTTCTAACTTATCGACAAGCAATAACACCCACAGCACCGGGAGCAACAACGCTCAAGGGAACTCAGCTGACTCACGCGGAGTTGGACGGAAACTTCAAGTCCTTGAATGATGCTCTGGGTGGGTTGCAGCCCACGTTGGCGTCCGGCACAAACATCAAAACAGTCAACGGGACCAACCTCTTGGGCTCTGGAGATGTTGCGGTTCAGCCCAGCTTAGTCTCCGGAACAAACATCAAGACCATCAACAGCGCATCATTGCTGGGATCTGGAGATCTCGCAGTCCAGGCTAGCTTGGTCTCCGGCACAAACATCAAAACGGTCAACGGCTCCTCATTGTTGGGAGCCGGAAACGTGGTCGTTCAGGCTCCACTAGATTCTGGGAATAACATCAAGACAGTCAACGGAGCATCCCTCGTAGGATCCGGAAACGTCACTGTTCAAGAGGTCCTGGTGTCCGCAAACAACATCAAGACAATTAATGGCGCGTCATTGCTGGGATCCACAGATATCTTGGTACAGTCCCCGTTGGTCTCCGGAACAAACATCAAGACAATCAACGGTGCATCCATTATGGGTACTGGAGATCTCTCCGTTAGCTCCATGGTATATCCGGGATCTGGACTTCCAGTATCTACGGGTACTGGGTGGAGCACATCAAAAGTAGCACCATCCGGGGACATTGTAGGAACATCGGATACTCAGGTTCTGACCTCAAAATCTATCAGCTTAACCACAAACACTCTATCCGGAACATCTGCAGAGCTTGCAGCCGCAATTACAGATGAAACCGGATCCGGAGCATTGGTCTTTGCCTCAAGCCCAACATTCTCAGGACATCCTTTGGGAAACTTCACTCTGCCGACAGAGGTAGATATTGTAGCAGCATCGCAAACGGATATTGGATCGCAGAGTAGTAGACTTATTCGAGTTACTGGAAACACAGGAATCACCTCATTCGGCACAAATTACCGAGGTCCCATCTTCCTAAGATTTGAGCAGGCTCTCACAATCACACATCACGCCACAACGCTTATCATTCCTGGAGGAGCCAATATCACGGTAGCCGCTGGAGATAGTTGTATTGTTGTCCCCAAGACTAACGGTGCAGGCGGTGCGTTCAACGGATGGAGAATTGATAGTTACGCCAAGGCAACTAAAAATCCAACCATTGACGCCGCGGACATCAATCTAACAGATGATACTGCAACTGCAACTGCTCATTATCTAACGTATTCTACAGCATCCTCCGGGGCGGTTTCTGGGTTGAAGGCATCATCAACTAGGTTGCAGTTTACTCCATCAACCGGAACCCTGGCAGCAACAATCTTCAACTCGCTGTCCGATGCCAACGCAAAAGAAAACATCACAAGCGTTTACAATGCAACCAACATCATCAACAGACTCCGTGGAGTTGAGTTTGAATGGAAAGACAACCACCAAAAGTCTTCAGGTGTTATCGCTCAAGAATTAGAGACCGTCTTATCCTTCCTGGTGGAAACGAACGCAGAGGGAGTTAAAACAGTGAACTATTCCGGTCTTATTGGTTTCTTAATCCCAGCGATTCAGGAGTTGGATGCCAGAATCAGAAAACTAGAATTGTCACAAGGAATGAATTAAAATGGCATCATCATATACCGTAGGTGGCGTTGAGATTATTGACGATCTCGGAAACATATCACCCGTAAGCATTAGAGCATCTAACAATCCCAACATTAGCGCAGCCGCCGGCACTCAAGGTTCTGGGGCGTTAACTAAAGATTACAATGTCATAACCTCTACATCAGGAAACCCCTCGGCAGTAACTCTTCCCGTTCCAACCCAAGGCCGTACGGTGGTGGTTCTCAATAAGGGGGTTTATAATCTATCTATCTATCCAAGTTCTGGGTGTACGATTGACGCACAGGCAGCAAATACATTAATCACATTAGCGCCCGGATTCCAGTACAACTTTACCGCCACTAGCTCTACAGCCTGGTTGACATTTAAGGGGTTGGCTGGTTTTACGGGGTCGCAAGGTACCTTGGGGTACTCTGGATCTGTAGGGCCACAAGGCAACATGGGACTTCAGGGCGACACGGGATCTCGGGGCTTCACCGGATCCAAGGGCGACACAGGTACTCAGGGCGCCACAGGAAATACAGGACCAGCTGGACCAAGTACGTCCATCACAGCAATTGCGCCAGCAGGCGGAACATGGTGGTATCCTCTTGCAGTTGCTGGTGGAACTGCTCAACAGGCCAGATACCTAATGGGGATTCAGATGGATCCCCAAGGGTATATTAGTCTGGCACAGGGAACTTTTTCTAGCACTGTTAGTGTAGGTGGACTTCTCACGGCCTCAGGAGGACTAACGACTCCCGGCACTCTAACTACTACAGGATCTGGTGGCCTTGCAGTTGCTGGATTGTCCTCCTTTGGTGGTGTATCGACCTTCACAGGAAGAATTACTGCAAACGGTGGTATAACAGTTTCCGGAACTATTACATCAAACGGCAACATTAGCACCAGTGGCAACATTAGCACCAGTGGAAGCGGCGGATTGTCTATCGCCGGATCATCAACATTCACAGGTGCTATCACTAATAGTGGAGGAATCTCAGGTGGAGGCTCAATTACAACTAGCTCCAACATTAGCACCAGCGGATCCGGCATCATTACCTCCAATGGAGAAATTCGAGCAGTTGGAGACATTACTGCATACTATTCTGACGATCGTCTCAAGACTCGCTTGGGAAATCTCGAGAATGCGCTAGATAAAATCGCATCCTTGCAGGGCTTCTATTATGAGGCAAACGACACCGCTGTGGCATTGGGATACACGAAATTCCGCGAAGTTGGTCTTTCCGCGCAGGACGTGCAGAAGATTCTTCCAGAAGTCGTTGTTCCTGCTCCCGTAGATAATAAATACTTGACAGTCAACTATGCTAAGTTGATCCCACTAATCGTTGAATCCATCAAAGAACTTAAGGTTGAATTGGATCTGCTTAAGAGGAGAGAATAATGGCATTGGGGTCGGGTACAATCTCAGCATCCGCAATTAGAACAGAACTTGGGCTCACGGGTGCTATATCTTTGGGCGGAGGAAATGTAGCCAACGCCTCCAACACCAAAACAAGAAAACTCGCGAGGAGATTGAATTCAACGGACTCAATCTCCTTCTCACAGTTTCGTAACCAAAGCAATAGCTATCCAGTAGAGGTGTTTGCTTGCGGCGGAGGAGGAGCTGGTGGTTGGGATATGGGTGGCGGCGGCGGAGCCGGCCAAGGTGTTTATTACGCAACTGGTATAAGTCTTACTATAGATTCAACTTGGACCGTAGAAATTGGCGGCGGGGGTACCGGAGATGGCGGATCTGGGTGGAATACTGTATTTGGTGGAACTGAAGTTTTTTTGGGTGGAGGTGGAGGTGGAAACGGCTATGTTAATGGCGGTCTAGGGGAAGCAGGCGGGACCGGAGGATCCGGCGGTGGCGGAGGCCGCGGAACAAATTCTGGTGGTACGGGTTCTGCCGGAAACGCTGGCGGATCGGGCGGATCGGGCGCCGGTGGCGGCGGTGGCGGCTATGGTGCAGGTGGAACTGCCGGCAACGCCACCAACGGCGGTGTTGGTGGCTGGGGATATGGGCCGTGGGGTGGCGCAGTTGGGAACTTTGTTGCAGGTGGCGGCGGTGCGGCTGAGAATTCCGGAGATTTGGGTGGTCAAAGCGGAACCCCCGGAGTAGGTGGTTCTGGTGGGTCGTATAACGTCAACCCCACACCAGGAACGGGTGGTACTGGAGGCGGAGGCGGCGGGTCGCGTTGGGATCATGTTGTCGAAGGCGGCGCGGCAAAAACCAATGGCGGCGGCGGTGCAATAATTATTAGATATGCCGGTGTCCCAAGAACAACGACAGGATTCGTCACTACACAATCCGGCGGTTACACTTACCACAAGTTCTTCACTACCGCTACTCTCATTGGATAATACTCTACCATGTCACATTTTGCTAAAGTAGAAAACGGAAAAGTTGTTAATGTCTTGGTTGTAGAACAGGACTATATAGATTCTGGAGCTCTCGGAGATCCTTCCCTTTGGATCCAAACGTCCTATAATACATTCGGGGGAAAACACCCAAACGGAACCCCTCTAAGAAAGAACTACGCCGGCGAGGGATTTACGTATGATGCTATTAGAGATGCATTTATTCCACCCAAGAAATATCCAAGTTGGACTCTAGATGAAGAATCTTGCCTTTGGGTTCCTCCAATTCCAAAACCCAAAGACGGAAAGTTATATGGTTGGGACGAAGAAAATCAAAAATGGATCTCCAGAGAATAAAAAGAAATAAGGTAATTGCATGGCAGTAACTAACGAAACCGAATTTAAGGAATATGTCCTGAGAGCACTTGGGGCGCCTTTACTCACGGTCAATGTCAGCGGGGAACAGCTTGACGATAGAATTAGTGAGGCTATTTCTTTTTTCAAGGATTACTATTGGGATGGTTTGGAGCGAGAGTATCTCAAACACAAAGTCACACAAGAAGATATAGACAATAGGTATATAACTATTCCAGATCATATTTGGTCGATTAATCATGTGTTTACGCCAAGTAATTCAACCAACGGGCAACCAAACATATTCGATTTGGAATATCAACTTCGCATGAATGATATGCGAGATTTGACGTCCACTTCTGTAATATATTATGAGCAGGTAATGGAGCATATTGCTCTTCTGCAGAATAGACTTAATGCTGAGAGGCAATTTGAATTTAATCGTCTAAATGGGAAATTGCATCTCCACTTGAACTGGATAACAAAAGTCCCATTGGATTCATGGATTGTTGTGGAGGCATATGCGGCTCTAGATCCAGCAACGTCTCCGAAAATGTGGAATGACCGCCTGTTTAAAGAATATGCAATCGCATTAACTAAATTCCAGTGGGCGCAGAATCTCTCAAAGTATCAGAATGTCCAACTTCCTGGAGGAGTTACGGTAGATTCTGTCACAATGTATAATAATGCTCAAGAAGATATTTCCAAGATTGAACAAGAAATAATGGTTAATCTGGCTCCCCTTAATTGGTTTATGGGATAATTATGTCCGGATTAAGATTATTCAACGAGGTTTATAATAATGAGAACATTCTCTATGAATCTCTAATAACAGAGGCTCTGGAGATTCACAGTGCGGATTTTTATTATATACCCAGAACGTTTGTCGCAAAGGATGAGATTCTTGGGGAAGATCGTCTGAGTAAATTCAAAAATGCATACCCAATCCCGATGTATATGGAGACCACCAATGGTTTTGAGGGGCAAGGGGCATTTATATCCAAATTCGGATTAACCATGGAGCAGCAAGCCACATTATCTGTGGCAAGACGCTCATGGGAAGCAGCAGTTGGGAGATTTGGAGAATCTATTCTCCCACAACGCCCCGCGGAAGGAGATTTGTTATATTTTCCTCTCAGCGGCGGATTATTTGAGATTATGTTTGTCCAACATCAAAATCCATTCTATCAGCTAGGACAATTATATGTCTTTAGATTAACTGTTGAATTGTTTAGATATGCCAGCGAAACTATGGAAACTGGAGTTGCAGCAATTGACGCATTTAATTCACTGAGCCTACGCGGGTATGACGGTTCTGCTGGTTATCTCGGCTCTGCCGGATATATGGGATCTGGTGGTTATCTAGGATCTGGAACCGGATATATCGGTTCTGTAAATACAGATATTCCGCAATCCTACGGAGATAATAAGAAATTCAAATCGAAGAAAGATGAGTTTTTCTTTAACGAGAATAACCCATTCGGAAATCTATAAATCATGTTTGAAGTTGCACATTATCCCGAAATTATTAAGAAGACGATTATAGGCTTCGGTGCTTTGTTTTCAAACCTGCAGGTGATTCGTCGAGATACATCTGGAGCGGAAATAGAGGTAGTGAAGGTTCCTATTGCGTACGGCCCAAAAGAGAAATTTATTCGGAGAATAGATGAGGATCCGGAGCTAACAGGAAACGTCTACATCACACTACCACGTTTGGCATTTGAGATCAACGGGTATCAATATGATGCTCAGCGAATGACCAACAGGAATAACAAAATCCAGTGCAAAAACACGGATGGGTTGAAGTTCACCTACACCCCAGTTCCCTATAATTTGGATATCAGCCTCTACCTCCTCACAAAAGGAACTGAGGACAGCCTGGCTATCCTGGAGCAGATTCTCCCTCTGTTTGTTCCAGAATACACTTTGACGGTGGATGCCATTCCATCCATGCATGTGAAAGTTGACGTCCCAATCGGACTGCAGGGTGTTACGGTGCAAGATGACTACGAAGGAGATTTCAATACTCGGCGTTTGGTCACCCACACATTCAATTTCATTGCTAAGGTTACGCTCTTTGGACAAGTACACGGAAACGGAGTAATCCTCCATACCGAAACACATCTTCCAGAACAGGGACTGCAACACAATTCTGATGGCGATCTCTCTACGGGAAATGTCACGTTGGATGAGTGGACAAATATTCCAGCAAATGAGATAGTCGGCCCATGATAAAATCATACAACGGAAACCCCAGACTCAAGGGCGTTGGTGTAGCTATCCAATGGGAAGAGTGGCAGATCAAGGAATGGGTGAAATGTAAAGAAGACCCGCTGTACTTCATCGAGAAGTATTTCCAAATTGTAACCGTGGACCATGGTGTCCAGCTAATCAAGCTCTGGGATTTCCAGAAAGAAATCGTCAAGTCCCTTAAAGATGAGAGCTCCACAATTGCAGTGGTTGCCCGTCAGATGGGCAAGACCACCGTTGTGGCAGCATTCTTCTGTTGGTACATCATTTTCCATGATCATAAGACGTGTGCTATTCTGGCAAACAAGGCAGCAACTGCTCGAGAAATCTTAAGCAGGATCCAGTTCGCATATGAACTTCTTCCGTCTTGGGTGCAACATGGTGTTGCGGAATGGAACAAAGGAAGCTTCCTTCTAGAGAACAACTCCAGAATCATCGCCTCATCAACAACTTCCAGCGCAGCTCGCGGATACGTTATCAACTTCCTATTCCTGGATGAGTTTGCGTTCGTTCAAAATACAATTGCAGATGAGTTCTTCACGTCTGTGTATCCTACGATTTCATCTGGAGCGAGCTCTAAGATCGCCATCGTCTCAACACCAAACGGCATGAACCACTTTTACAAAAAGGTCATGGAGGCAAAGGCTGGCACTAATGGATTCAAACTTATCCGAGCAATCTGGAGCGATATTCCTACTCGAGATGAGGCATGGAGGGTCAAGATGCTTTCCGCTCTTGGCGAAGTCAAGTTCTCGCAGGAGATGGAATGCGAATTCCTGGGTGGATCCAATACGCTCATCTCAGGAACTAAGCTCAAGAGCATCGTTGTAGAAAGACCTTTGGCGACTACATCCACCACGCGATTCTACGATCACCCGGAACCAGGACATTCCTACGTAATATCGGTAGATACAGGAAGAGGAACGGGCAACGATTATTCTGCGTTTGTGGTGATCGACGTCAGCAGTCTACCATATAAGCCGGTTGCTATATATGCAGACAACACAGTGAGTCCAATGATCTTCCCGGGATTGATCCACAGCATGGCGCAAAAATACAACAAGGCTGCCGTTCTTGTTGAGACCAATGACATGGGAGAAGCAGTTGCTATGGCATTGCACTATGATCTGGAGTATGAGGAAACGATCATGTCTACAGATGGTGTTATTTCCTCCTTTGGCGGAAGAACTCCGGGTCTGAAGACAACCAAACGCACAAAATCCATGGGTTGCTCCGCGTTGAAGGTGTTGGTCGAGACGGATCAGCTTCTGGTTCGCGATTACGACATCCTTTATGAGCTCTCAAACTTCACAGTCAAGGGTCCTTCGTATGCTGCGGAAAACGGAAATGATGACCTTGTCATGTGTATGGTCCTCTTTGCTTACCTCACAACCCAGGAAGCAATGGAAAATCTGACTAGCGATTCCGCAAAAGCACGGATCTTGCAGCTAAAACAGCAAAAAGCAGAAGATGAAATGATACCAATTGGCTTCTTTTCAGACGGAACAGAGGTGGTAGAAGAAATTCTTCACTTCTGAAAAAGGACACACGGCAAACTTTCTAATAGCATAAATATCATTAGGTATCCGTTTGAACACTTTCAGCGCTGAACCTCAGCAAATTTTGATACTCGTAAACTTTAAAGGTAAAATACAATGCCAATTCAACTCTCCCCATCAGTCGTAGTCGTAGAAAAAGATCTGACTAATGTGGTTCCAGCGGTTGCCGTATCGGTCGGCGCGACGATTGTCGACGCAGCTTGGGGCCCAGTCATGGATGTAACCACTATTGACTCAGAAAACACTCTAGTTCAGCGTTTTTCGCGCCCAAATTCTCTCAATGCAGCAAGCTGGTTCACCGCAGCAAACTTCTTGGCTTATTCCAGCAATTTGTTGGTTGTTCGTCCTGAGACCACAAATCAAAGAAACGCTGTGTCAACGTTGACGGGAACTGTCTCTGCATTGACGCTCGGTTCTGGCGGTTCTGGATATCACGCCGGAACAACCACAGCAGCAATTGATGCGCCGGATACAGTCGGCGGAATCCAAGCAACTGCAACGGTACGATTGACCAACAAGGTCGGTTCTATCGCAGTTGATGAAGGTGGTACGGGATACACCTCGGCAACGGTCGTTTTTAGCGCACCAACAGAACCTTGGGGCGTGACGGCAACGGCAACGGCAACAGTCGCTGTAGGCGCGGTTGCAACATTGACGCTGACAAACCCGGGTAAAGGTTACACGACAGCACCTACAGCAACTGTGGTGGGGGATGGTACAGCAGCAACCATTACCGTAACAATGCAAACGGGTGTTATTGAGTCGGTCACTTTGACCAACCCAGGAACCGGATATTCCGCAGTTTCTCCTCCGTTGGTAACGATCACAGACACAAACGTAAGCCCAGGCACAAGCGCAGCAATTACTGCTACTGTGGTTGACGGCGGCGTGAAGATTCTGAACCTCGACAACTACGAAGCAAACTATGACGCGGGTGAGGGTGTTGTTGGTGAATTTGCTGCCAAGTACCCAGGATCTCTTGGAAATAGCTTGACGGTCTCTATCGCAGACTCAACGACCTACGCTACATGGGCATACAAAGACCAATTTGAAGGCGCTCCTGGATCGTCCGATTGGGCAGTTTCCAACGGCGCATCGAACGATGAGTTGCACTTGGTTGTTGTTGACAATAGCGGAAAGTGGTCAGGAGTTGCGGGTTCTGTGCTCGAGGCATTTGGCTTTGTGTCAAAAGCATCCGACGCTAAGAAGGCGGATGGAAGCACTTCCTACTACAAGAACGTAATCAACGCAAACTCCAAGTACATCTGGTGGATGGATCACCCATCGACAGGTACCAACTGGGGTACAGCAGCCGACTCTCAGGCATACACTTCGATCGGCGCATCGCCAATCACCCGAGTTCTCTCCGGTGGTATCGACGACTTTGCATCAACTGACGGTCAAAAGATGACGGCATTTGCACTGTTTGGTAATGATGAACAGTGGGATGTTAACTTGATTGCTGTGGGTAAGGCAAGCGCAACCGTAGCAAACTACGTTATTCAAAACGTCGCAGAGGTTCGCAAGGACTGCCTGGCATTCGTCTCTCCTAACAAGGATGGAGAAGTTATCGCCGGAACGACAAGCGACCAAGCTGAAGATATCATTGCGTTCCGTAATGAGTTGCCTTCCAGCTCCTACGCAGTTTTGGATACCGGATACAAGTATCAATACGACCGTTATAACGACGCCTACCGTTGGGTTCCGTTGAACGGCGACGTTGCTGGTCTGTGCGCTAGAACCGACGAAACGAACGATCCATGGTGGTCTCCAGCCGGTCTCAACCGCGGACAAATCAAGAACGTTGTTAAGTTGGCATACAGCCCGCGCAAAACCGACAGAGACAATCTCTACAAAAATGGAGTAAACCCAGTCGTGGCATTCCCAGGACAAGGTGTGGTTCTTTACGGCGACAAGACGTTGCTCTCCAAGCCAAGCGCATTCGATCGAATCAACGTTCGTCGTTTGTTCATCGTGTTGGAAAAGGCAATTGCTACAGCAGCAAAATATCAACTATTCGAATTCAACGACGGATTCACACGTGCTCAGTTCCGCAATATGGTTGAGCCATACTTGCGCGATGTCAAGGGACGCCGCGGTCTTTATGATTTCAAGGTTGTTTGCGACGAGACCAACAACACAGGCGAAGTCATCGACAACAATCGTTTTGTTGCCGACATTTACTTGAAGCCTGCAAGGTCAATCAATTTCATTACATTGAACTTCATCGCAACTCGTTCTGGTGCGGACTTTACAGAAATTGCTGGGTAAATTGATGGGGATCTTCCCCATCTTTTACCGCATAAATAACCTAAACACTTAGAAAGATCTAAATAATGACCGATATTTCAGCCTTCAAAGCACAAATGATCAGCGGCGGAGCTCGTGCAAACCAGTTCCAGTGCATGATTACGCTGCCAAGCATTATCCCTAACGGTTCGATCGCCGGACAAAAGCTACAGTTCTTGGCAAAGAGCGCGTCGCTTCCTGCATCAAACGTTAGCGACATCCCCGTCTCGTATCGAGGCCGCCCTGTGCACTTTGCTGGGGAAAGAGAATTTGAGCCATGGACAATCGAAATCTACAACGATAACGACTTCATCGTGCGAAACGCTCTAGAGGCTTGGGTTGACACAATCCAAAACGCCGAGAGCACAAACGGTGCTATCAATCCAGGGATGTACCAAGTGGACATGTCTGTTCTTCAGCTGGATCGAAATGACAACGTAGTCAAAGAGTACGTGTTTTTTGATGCGTGGCCATTGAACATTGGACAGATTCAATTGGATTGGGAAACAAACAACCAAATCGAAACCTTCCCGGTAACATTCCAATACAACTTCTGGCGTAGCCCAACGTCCGAAGGCGTGCTGGTATTCTGATCTAGTCCCCGCAAAATTGGGGGTTCGCCCCCAATTTCTTTGAATTCAACTCACATATAATATGGCCACTAGCATTTTCGGATTCACGATAGGTAAGAAGAAAGAGAAAGAGGAAGACTCAACCAAGTCGGTTGTCTCGCCATCCACTGACGACGGATCTATAGTCGTCTCCTCCAACGTTGGAGGAGTATCCGGGGAATCCTACATTCTAGCGGTAGATCCAGACGGACTGATCAAAAATGAAATTGACCTCATTCGTAGGTATAGAGAGCTATCTAGATTTCCTGAAGTTGCTGAGGCAATTGAAGACATCGTTAACGAAGCAATTGTAATGGATGGAGACGAGTCTCCAGTAACGTTAAATTTGGATGAGTTGAAGGTGTCGGAAGGTCTCAAGAAGAAGATTAACGATGCCTTCAACGAAGTCCTCAACAAATATGATTTCAATACAGTTGGGTATGAAATCTTCAAGAATTGGTATATCGACGGCAAGATCTTTTACCAGATCATCTTAGATGAGAGCAAGATCAAGGATGGGATCCAGGAACTGCGATACATCGATCCTCGCAAAATCAAGAAGATCAAGAACATCAAAAAAGAGATGGCGCCCGGTGGAATAGAGGTCGTCAAAAGCATCGACGAATACTACCTCTACAACGACAAGGGAATTGTTGATGGTAGAACCAGCGGCGTCAAACTGGGCAAAGATTCCATTGTGTATTGTCACTCTGGCATTGTAGATTCTGCTAACGGGATGATCTTGGGTCACCTCCATAAGGCAATCAAACCCGCAAACCAACTCAAAATGCTAGAAGAGTCGGTCGTCATTTATAGATACACCCGCGCACCAGAGCGCAGAGTTTTTTACATCGACGTTGGTAACCTGCCTAAAGGTAAGGCAGAGCAGTATGTCAGCACCATGATGAACAAGTTTAAGAACAAACTGTCATATGATGCTATTACTGGAGACGTGGTTGATTCAAAGCGCCACCTCTCGATGATGGAAGACTTTTGGATGCCCAGACGAGATGGCGGCAAGGGTACAGAAATTACAACCCTCCCAGGCGGGCAGGGATTGGGCCAATTGGATGATTTGGATTATTTCCTCAACAAATTGTACCACTCATTGAACGTTCCTATCTCCAGGACTAAGCCGGACACGGGCTTCAGCATCGGAAAGAGCGATACGGTATCTCGAGATGAAATCAAGTTCAACAAGTTTATCGGCAAGATCAGATCCAGGTTTAATGGAACCTTGTTGGATCCGTTGCGTGTGCAGCTAGTTGCTAAGGGCATCATATCATCTGAGGATTGGGAGTCAATCAAAGAGAAAATCCGCATAACCTATTCCCACGACAACTACTTTGCCGAGCTCAAGGAAAATGAGATCCTAAACACCAGAATTCAAACGGCTCTCCAAGCAGATCCTTTGGTAGGAAAATACTACTCCAAAGAATGGATCCAGAAAAACGTTCTGAGGTTGAAAGACGAAGAAATCGAGGAAATTGCCGCACAGCAGAAAGCGGAAGTTATGCCGCTGGCGGATACCGACGATGGTATGGACCCAACACAACCGCCCCCAGAGGCTGCTCCATCCGAAGAAGATAAAGAAGACGAGCCCAAAAAGTCGGGCAAGCCTGCTAAAGATTAACCCATAACATATCACACACGAGTTATCCATATGAATACAACCAAAGATCTAGTTCAGGCAATCCAAGCCGGGAAAAGTAACGATATTCAAGAAAGCTTCAATGCCGTTATGAATGAGAAAATCATTCAGGCTGTTACAGAGTTTCGAGAAAACACCATCTATGATATGTTCTCAGAAGAGGAATTCGATCTTGTGGAATTCTCCCTGGATGAGGGGACAGGTAATTTGGCGGGTATGTCCAAGCATCTTCTGAAGACTCTCACAAACGACGGCGCTGGAGAAAATTCCGAAGTGGAGTCAACAGGAAGAATCAAAAATGCCTCGGCACTTAAGAAGCATATCCACACAGCAATGGTCGCCGGACATACTCCTGTGGTACACGTAGATGGAAAGCCAGTAAAAGCAGCAGTCTCCACTCATTCATATGGCTCTAGATCCGAATACAGAGTTCATGGGTCGGACAAAGAGAACTCGCAGACCGAGTATCGCTATCATAAGCCATACAGAGCAGGTGGGAAGATGGTCTATCCTGCTTCCACAAGGTATGAGAACCCAAGCCCAAGATATGGCAAGGGAGATGCAATTGAGCATCTCATGCATTCTGCCACACAGGGCGAGGCGGATGCATTTAAGAATAAGAACATTGAAGTCAAGATCGTCAAAGCAGATAAGAAGAGAGCCGAACTTCATGCCGCAAGGGTAAAAAATAAACCCGACATGCAATCGAACTATGTGAAGAAAACGGATGACGAGAAGAAGAAAACTGCAGGGATGTACACATCGGATATAAAACAAACCTCGACTACCTCTGCAGGAGATAACCTCAGAGGAATCAAGAGAGCAGCAGCGGAACATCTAGCAGCGAAGAAACTTGCCGGAAAGTCCTCGGCAAATGCAGAAGCAGATAAACTGCACGCCGAAATTGGAAAGCATCTAGCGGCTGGTAATGTACGTGGTGCGAAAGAAGCAATCTCTAACTTAGCAAACCACATTCACCAACACGGATTGACTACCAATGCAGATAAGATCAAAGATTACGCAGATAATCTGGAAAAGCTCAAATCCAGTTACGGAAAAGATTACGCTAAACAGAATCTTGAAAAACTCCGCAATGAATCTGCGGATGATATAAATATTATAGAGGATATTGATTCTCTAATTAAGCAAATTTTAAATCTGAAAGTAGATTAAATGACCACAACGAAAGATCTCGTCTTAGCGATTCAAGACGGAAAAAGCGCAGAAATTCAAGATAGCTTCGATGCCATCATGAATGACAAATTGGTTAATGCGATAGAGAGCTATAGAGAAGCAGTCGTGTCTTCCGTGTTTGAAGAATCTTCCCCAGAAGAACAGGAGCAATAAATGACTGTATCCGTAAGCGTCCTCAAACTAACAAACACCAGCGCCGTGGTAAAAGTTTCCGGCAACGGCGGCACCGGTACCATTACTCTTGCTACAGATTTATTGCCCGCAAATCAAGTGATCTCGGGAACTCCTAAGGTATCCATCGGTTACGCACAGTGGAATATCAGTCCAGGAGCCTCAGATACCATTGTCGTTACAAGAAATTCCGTGAATGTTCTGCATCTTTTCCAGAATGCTGGAGAGTTAGATCTATCTGGCAATGGCGGATATACAGACAACACAGAAGAAGCCAGCAACATCTCAGTTACCATTACAGGAACCGGAGATTTGTATCTAACATTAAGAAAAACAGAAGGATATGTCACAAAAATTGAACCAGAATATTATGGTCAATACGACAATCCAAACGCAGTAGGGAGCTAATAAATGAAATTCCTAAGAGAGAGCTCAGAATACAGCGACGTCAAGCTGTTAGAAGAAGCATCGGAAGTTGGACCCAAGAAACTTTTCATCGAGGGCATTTTTGCTCAAGCAGAGAAGAAGAATCGCAATGGTCGAATCTACACAAAGCCCATCATGGAGTCTGCGGTAAATTCATACATCGAGAACCATGTTTCTAAGAATCGTGCGTTGGGGGAACTATCCCACCCAGAAAACAGACCACGCGTTCTCCCAGAAATGGCTAGCCATAGAATCACGGAACTCCGCATGGATGGAAACGATGTCTACGGCAAGGCCCTCATTTTGTCGACACCACAAGGAAACATCCTCAAGGGATTGCTTGATGGTGGAACCCAAATGGGCGTTAGCACACGAGGGCTGGGCTCTGTTTCCGAAAGAGCAGGAGCAACATACGTGGGCAATGACTATATGATCTCGGCAGTAGATGCGGTGATTGACCCTAGCGCATTGGATGCTTGGGTAAACGCAGTCAACGAATCTCAAGAGTGGCTCGTCACAGACGACGGGCAAATTCTAGAGAAGATGCAAAAAGAAATCAAGAAGATCAAACTATCTGAGGAACGCAAGTTCCAATTGATGGAGCAGTTCTTCAAATCAATCCGCGCGTAACAGCCAGGTTGGTAATATCGATGGAAACACCTGAAAATCGGCGGCAAAATCATGCTCGCTATAAATATCATTAAACCAATAGGAAAATACTATTATGGAAAACAACCTCGAATTACTTGAAGAGCTTCGCCAAAAGGCGGCAGAACTTCTTGAGGCAAAAGATCAAGGCACAGAAATCGTCGAAGAGACATCTACCGAAACTACCGTAGACGCAACACCAACAGAAGTTGTTGCTCCTACAGAAGACATTGATGTATCGGCAATTTTCGCCGGAGAAGATCTCTCGGAAGAATTTAAGACAAAAGCAACTGCTATTTTCGAAGCAGCAGTTGCTCAAAGAGTGAAAGCGATTGAAGAATCCTATGCTACTGCGCTGGGTGAATACAAAGCTGAACACGACCAAAAATCGCTGACCGAGTCAGAGGAATTGGTCGAGGGACTAACTGAAAAAGTTGATGGATACCTCGACTACGTTGTCGAGCAGTGGATTACTGATAATGAAATTGCCCTGGAACGCGGCATCAAAGCCGATTTGTTTGAGAGCTTTATGGGCGGAATGAAATCCTTGTTTGAAGAACATCACATTAATGTTCCAGAGCAGGAGCTAGAAGTTCTTGATGAACTTCGTTCGGTCAATGAAGGGCTGGAGAGCAAAATGGACGAAATGCTCGAAGAGAATGTCGCATTGAGAAAAGAGATGAAGGATATCGCAAGACACGTCAGTATCGCAGAGGCAGCCGAAGGGTTGTCGGAACTGGATACGGAACGTTTTGTGGAACTGGCAGAAGGTCTCTCATATGACACGGAAGACGGTTTTAAGAATAAGTTGGCAGCGATTCGCGAGAATTTCTTCCAGAAGACAGCTGAAAACCAAAAGCAACTATCGGAATCCGTCGTAACTGACGAGCCGGTTATTATTGAAGAAGAAACCCGCGCACCACAAATTGATCCTTCGATCAACGCGTATGTTTCGGCACTGACTCGTAACAAAATTTAAAGGAAGACCATCATGGAAGAAACAAACATCCAAGCCCTCGTTAAGAAGTGGGCACCCGTATTGGAGCACACAGATCTTGCTCCAATCAAAGACGCTGCTCGTAAAGCAGACACCGCAGTTCTCTTGGAAAACCAAGAACGCGAAATGCGCCGCGAGCGCCAGTCGTTGAATGAAGATGCGCACAACAACGCAGCGGGCGCGATGCCTGACTCCGGTGGTGTTGCTAAGTACGATCCGGTACTGATCAGCTTGGTTCGCCGCGCTGCTCCTGCGATGATCGCTTATGACATCTGCGGCGTTCAGCCAATGACCCAGCCAACTGGACTGATCTTCGCAATGAAGAGCAAGTACGGTACGCAAGGTGGTCCTGAAGCTCTGTTCAACGAAGCAGACACCGACTTTTCCGGTACTGGCACCCACCAAGGTGACCTAGATGCCGCGATGACCAAGACGACTGGTACTGCTATGTCGACGGCAGCAGGTGAAACTTTGGGTTCTACCAGCGGCACCCCAGGTGGTACGTTCAATCAGATGGCATTCTCGATCGAGAAGACATCGGTTGTTGCACAAACCCGTGCACTGAAGGCAGAATACACCGTCGAACTCGCACAAGACTTGAAGTCTGTGCATGGTCTGGACGCAGAAGCTGAATTGAGCAACATTCTTTCGCAAGAAATTACGAACGAAATGAACCGCGAAATTATGCGTACGGTTTACACCAGCGCTAAGGTTGGCGCTAACGCAGGTACAACCGCTGTAACAGGCGAGTTTGACTTGGACGTTGACTCCAATGGTCGTTGGTCGGTTGAGAAGTTCAAGGGTCTCCTGTTCCAAATCGAGCGCGAAGCAAACGTTGTTTATCAACAAACTCGCCGTGGTAAGGGTAACATCATCATCGCTTCTGCAGACGTAGCGTCGGCATTGGCAATGGCAGGTGTTCTGGACTACGCTCCAGCTCTCTCCACAAACCTGACGGTTGATGAGGCTTCTAGCACTTTTGCTGGTGTTCTAAACGGACGCTACAAGGTGTATGTCGACCCATTCGTTGCAAACGGCACCGCCGACCAATTCCTGTTGGTTGGATACAAGGGCTCAAGCCGTATGGACGC